TTTAGGTCAAACTGATATTGCTAACTTAGCAGAAAGCAACGGCCTTGGATACAGTGGTTTGATTATTGGCACTGGATACCCAAGAGGTTTTTATGATCTTAGTGTAGATACGCTGCCAAGAGACTTGTCTAGAGTGCAAGAGGGAAGTTTATATGTATTAAGCGGATCTGGCGTCGAACCAAAGCTATATAAAACAATTGGAGTTAAAGAAGAAGAGGCTAATCTTTATTCTGTGGTTGGTATTGAGTACCTGAAGGATAAGCAAGATTTTGTAGAAAGAGATATGATTGATACATCGCCTTCTGTTTATGTTCAGTCTCCATATGATATAGTGATCAAGCCAGAGCCGCCAGCAAGAATAACCTCTACAGGCGTCAGCTTGAGCGGGTCTGTACCAACTGGATTAAATATTTCTTGGCTAGCGAGCGCAAGTCCAATTACTGGTTATAAAATATATGTTACTAGACCAGATTATTCTACGGTTTCAGTAGAAAACGATGTCATAGTTGAGCCGTATTTTGTTCCATCTGGAACAACATCTCTAACTATTCCTATTAATTATAACTGGGGCCAGTTTGATTTGGATGTTTATGCGCAAGGTGTTTTATACAAATTTTTATCAAATGGCGCGGCCTCAACTGGCGTAATGGTTCTTCCTCAACCAACAATCACTGTCGCTGGTTATACACTAACATCAACAATACCCAGTGGTTTTACAATTGATACTGCTGATACAAAAAGCTTGGATTATGGACTTTATCACATTGGATCATCGCAAATAGCAGGATTAGGAAGAGGCAATTTTACTTCTAAGGATCTCACCTTCAGATGGAAATATGTAGATCCAACAGGTGGAATCATCGATTCGATTGAAAAGATGCTTGAAAATCCATTCTTGGATCTTCCTCCAGATATTTCAGTTCAAGTTCTTGATGAAGCTGGGCAAGCTCTTACGGCTCCTATTAAAACTTATGACAGATTCTCTTACACCATCACTCAAGATGACAATAAGAAACTAGTCAGCAGAGAAACGACTAACTGGACTGGAGTGCAGCCAACGCGCAATTTAGGTCTACGAGTAGTTGTCAAAGATAATACAACTCAAACAAAAACTGGAAGCTTCTATGCATATAATGTAAAACCAAACTATTCAAGAATTGATGTTATTGACTCGTATCAAAATTCGCCTTATTATATTTTATCTGGATATTTTGGTAATAGAGGCTTTACTGGTTTAGCGTTTTGGGGCAGCGGCGATAATGGCGTACTGGGATCTGGTTTGAGAAATTACTCAACAAACGAACCGCTAAGAAGTGAAGATGAAGAGCGGCAAATTTTATACGAAGATATTTCTGGCGCTTTTCTTCACGCTACTGGCTTAAATGGAACCGGAGCTAGCGCAGCGCCAACTTATAGAGGATTAAATATCAGTTATAAAGGATCTGGATCAAAAGACTTCAAAGGTTATGTTTATGCTTATGAAGATTTAATTAAAAATTATAATCTATACGGCAAAGATACTCCAATTGAAGTTTGGGGTTCTGGGCACTACGTCCAGTACGGATCTGGAGAAGGGCGGCAAATCCCAAGAACAGCTGGAAATCCATTAGGGCTTTCGGATCTTTCTGAAATTCCACTCGGAAAGACTGGATTCTCAGGCATTAGCTTTACTGTTCTAACAGAAGACATTTCTAAAGGCGAAATAATATTCAATTGTTATTCGGCAACCTCAAATAAAGACGTATGGTCCGTAGATGTTTATACTGGAGATTCAGCGAGCTTCGCTCCCGATATAATGGGTAACACAAACTTATACAATAATGTAAGTCTTTATAAGACAAGAACTTATCTAAATGAAATAAGAATTTCAGAAGGAATTCAAACAGGTGTTTGGCACTATTTTAGATTTGTTCCATGGGACGATTTCGGTGTTGGCGAAATATCAAGTGTCGCTAGTGGCTATCTTGAATCTATACCGATTGAAAGAGACAATTCGCCCATAGAAAGAAGAACTATTAATGGCGGTAGAGATCAAAACGTTGAATTTGCACCAACAACTACTTCTCTTGTTAGAGGATTTAGATATCAAATAATTACAGTTGGCACTATCAACTGGACAGCTATTGGGGCTTCAACTGACCCAGCAGTTGGTGTTGAATTTAATTACAATGGAACCGCTGTCACTGGCACTGGCGGTATAGTAAAACGGGTAGAAATCCGAGTACCTCTTCAAGAAAGCGACTTGAATCGAGCCTTGGTTGTTGATGCTACAACTCCTTCTACTATGGTTTTGCCATCGGATGTTACAGAAGGTACATCTAGCTCTATTATTAATAGAGGCGAAAACAATATCTATATTGTAAACTCTGAGGGTCAACAAATTTCAGTTGTCCGCCCCGGCGATAGAGCTGAACTCGTCAGGGCAGACAATGAATGGTATGATCCTAGAGGCAACAGCCTACATCTTGAGACTTAAAGTTTGATGTCAAATACTGACTCGTCAATCTTGCTGTCAACTCCCTTGACGTAAGAAGAAATCTCTGTCTCTTGCGGGGCAACTTGGATCTTCTTGCTGTCGTAGAAGCTGTCGAGCCAGCCAGCGAGCGGGTTAGACTTGGTGTTATAAATTCTTTTATAACCCATTGATGTCAGACGATTATCTGCAAGCCATTCTACATAATGCTTGAGTGAATCAGAAGTAAGGCCAACAAGATTCCCCTTGGAGAATAGATAATCAGCCCAGTCCTTTTCTGACTCAACCGCCATCTTGTAAGCTTCATAGATGCGATCTTCGTTCTTCTTAACAATATCTTGGAAGCCTTCCTTTGGCTGATCGCGTAGAATCTTTAGGATATTATGGCTGATAGCAACGTGAAGATTCTCGTCTCGGGAGATTAGGTTGATGATTTTAGCATTACCTTCCATCTTACCCCGATAACCAAAGTAGAATGAGCAGGCAAACGACACATAGAATGTGACGCCTTCTGTGATCTGAGTAGCGAGCAGCGCCTCAAATATTTGCTGGCGAGGATCATCGCTCTTGGTATTTAACAAGGCGTCATAGCGATTGGAAATAGCCTGCGCCCGTTTAACAATCTCCTTATCCTCCAAGATCGAATCAAAGAACTTGGTGGCATCTGGATGAACATTTTGCAGAATATAGGTATAGCTATTACTATGAACGGTCTCAAAGAATGACCAGACGTTCATACAAATCTCAAGCTCTGGATTGCTTACGTATTTGGACAGAGAGTTGATGCTTCGGCTCAGCATCGAATCGGTCATTGTCTGGAAGCGTAGATTGCTGTCAAAGACGAACTTCTCTTCGGGAGAGAGTGTCTTGTAGTCTGCCGCATCCTTAGTAAGATTCACCTCCTGTGGACGCCAAAAGAAGTTAATCTGCTGGTCGTACAGTTCGTAAAATTTAGGGTACTTCAGTCGGTCATACCGCTGAATCGCCAAGTCTTCACCAAGGAAGAGGGGCTGTTTAAGGGAATCGAGGTTGACTGTGTTAAGTACGGTTTTCATTTTTATAGAGTGCAAGCTCCACCAGCACAGCCCTGAGAGTCGTCTTGAGCTTCTTCTGGTTGAGTTTCTTGCTTGGGTTCTTGTTTAGTGGTGTTCAGTGCGGTCTGAGTGTCGCCGTCAAACGTATTTGTATAATAAAGATTTTTAATACCATACTTGTAGGCAAGCATTAAGTCGCCAACAAGCTCTCCTTGACTTGGAATTTTATTGGTATAACGGGTAGTATTGTAGTAAAGGTTGGTCGAAATACTCATATCGACAAACTTCTGAAGAGCAGCGACAACCTTGAGGTAGCCAGAGTTATTCGGCATTTCAAAAGCAAGGGTGTAGTTATTCTTGTTCTTCTTCATATGAGGAACAACAACTGGAATAACGCCAGCCTTTGAACGCTTATAGGAGATCAGGGAGCGGGGAGGCTCGATGCCATTGGTAGAAGACTGGATAACAGAACTGCTTTCGACCGGCATAAGCGCGGTTAAAGTACTGTGACGCATTCCATGCTTCTTGATATCCTTGCGGAGACCTTCCCAATCACAATGTAGCTTCTCGGTCACAAACTCATCGATATTCTTGCAGTAAGTATCGATTGGCAGAACTCCATCAGCGAACTTAGTTTCCGAGAACAGCTTGCAGGGTCCAAACTCCTCTGCCATTTTAACAGAAGCCTTGATCAGATTGAAGCTTACAAGCTCCATAATCTTTGCAGCTTCATTAGCAGCATTCTTGTCGCTGTACTTTACACCAAGGTCAGCAAGATAACCAGCAAGGTTAGTGACCCCTACGCCAAGACTGCGGCGATTCTTAGCGAAGTTAGCTGCGGCAGGAACAAAGTAGTTCTGATGATCAATCAGAGAGTCTAACATTCGCACGATGATCTCACATACTGGCTCCATCTCGTCGCCATCTACTTCAAGAAGATTAACCGCAGAGAGAATGCAGACGCCGATCTCACCATTAGGGTCGTTGAGATCTTTGATCGCCTTCAGCGGATGATTAACCTCAAGGCAAAGATTGCTGGTGTCAACTTGCGCCTTCCAAGAACCGTGAGAGTTTGCATGATCGACGTTCATCAAGTAAATGCGACCAGTCTCGACTCTCTCCTTGGAGAAGAGGTAGAAAAGTTCACGCGCATTCATTGTCTTCTTGAACTTCAGATCCTTCTTCTTTTCAGCAGCCTCATAAAGCTCCTTGAACTCTGGCATTCCGAAACTGTTCCAAAGCTCTGGAACTTCGTGATATGAAAACAAAGTGACGGTCTCATTCTTGATTAGACGATCATAAAATACACGATCAAATCCAATGCAGTAGTCGAGCTTGCGAACACGATTATCGTCTGTACCAGCATTATTCTTCAGAACAAGAATATCATCAATATTATGGTGGAACCAAGCGACATTAACGGTAGCAGAGCCGCCGCGAATGCCATTCTGATGGCAAGATTTTACGGTTGACTCAAACATCTTCAAGAAAGGAATGGGTCCAGTATGGCTGACCATCCCGCCCTTGACAGGAGAATTTACGGCACGGATACGGCTAGCATTAATACCAATGCCGTAACGGTTACCAGTTGCGAAGCCAATCGCACTATTATTAGCGAAGATAGACTCAAGAGTATCTTCAACCGTAAACAAGGCGCAAGAAGCATAAGACTTCAGAGTGGTTCTGACTCCCGCCATAATCGGAGTTGGCAAGTTAATCTTATGTAAGCTAAAGTAGTTATAAGCCTTTTTAATATAATTAATTCGCTCGCCCTTATAGTCCTTGAACAGAGTCATTGCAATCAGCATATAAGCAAATTGCGGAGTCTCGTAAAGTTTCTTTGTGGTTCTGTTCTGAACCAGATACTTCTCGCAAAGCTGCTTGATGCCAGCGTAGGTGAAATTAAAATCGCGGTCGTGCTTGAGAGCTTCATCCAGCTTGTGCCACTCACGCTCGTCAAACCAATTTAAAATATCTGGATCGTAGACCTTATTTTTAATATTATCTTTTACAAAGTCGATTAGCTTGGGCGCATTCTTGCCGCCCCAAACTTCCTTGCGAAGATGATAGCTCAAAAGACGCGACGCAACATATTGATACTGAGGCTTTTCCTCGGAGATCAAATTAGCTGCGGCCTCGATCATAGTATTGTGGATGTCCTTTGACGAAATGCCGTCAAAAAAAGACAAGTTGGCGTTCATGCCAACCTCTTCAAAAGAAGTGTCTTGAATACCCTGACAGGCCCAAGCTAAAACTTTATTAATTTTATCAGCGTCAAACTTTTCCATTTCGCCGCTTCTCTTCTTAACGGTCATTTGCTTTTTCATAGAAAGTAAAAATAGGTAAGATATTTTACATATCAGACATTAAAGGTGGAAACTAAAAACTTTCGCCAAGAACTATTTATAGTTCTTAACAAAAGAAAGTGTATCTAAGCGAAACCCATTGTTCATCAAAAATGATTGAATCCTAGGGTCTCCACCATTACACATGTAGTTCATCGAGAAGAAGTCAACCTTTTGGTGAACAATAATCTTCTCAACTTCTTGCAGAACTCTAAAACCGCCAAACAATGAGGGCTCAACTGAAATCCATACGATTTCAGTCAAGCCTAATTTACCACATGCCCAATCTTCAGAAATCAAGCCAGCGAACAGAGAGGTTGGCTTGTCTCCATCAAAGTGACAAACTACAACCGCATTCTGCTTAAAAACAAGAACAAGCTGAACAAGCTGCTCAATTAAGTGCTCGATATCCCACTTACCAGCAATGTGATTCTGCTTATTTAAAATCTTTTCTAAATGCGGGCTATCCTTCATTTTCAGAAGGATTTTCCGCAAGTCGCTAGCGTTGATGATTCTCTTGGTCATTCGGTCTTAGCAAGCTGCTTGATAAGACTTCGGGCTTCCTTTGCGGGAACATCGGACCAGTTCTTCCAGTTCTTGGCGTCTTCGTTGCGGTAGGTCTCTTCGACCCAAAGCTGACGAAGCCAAGCCTTGAAGTCTGAAAATTCAGAACCTTCATTGCTAGCAGCGAACTTCTTTTCAAGAATAGCTTGAGGAGACACATCGCTATTAGCGGCAGAAGAAGATGAGGCGATTGGCTTCTTGGAAATTTCATCTTCGCCTACAATATGAATACCAAGGAAATTGCGTACAGTGCGAACAAAAGCGCGGTTAGCTGCGATTGTCTCAAGGAACTTCTGACCAAAACCATCGGTATTGTCGTAAGTAGCATTAGCTACATCCATTGTGCTCAGAGACTCCCAAGCATCTTCTCCAACGATTGGATTCGTGGATTCTTGGTTAGTCATCCAGTCGATTGTGCAGGTTGCAACGACGTAATCCTTTTCAAGCTTGGGGAAGGCGAAAGTGATTCGATTATAGCCGCGAAGCTTTGCAACCTCCTTGATGCCGCCGAGCTTGATAAGAAGCTGCTCGTCTCTCAGGTCTGGGGTATAACCTTCTGGGACAGGACGGTTTCTACGCTCAAACCAATCCTTATTTGGGTATAGGTGTGCAGGATTAACCATTGCGCGCCAGTTAACTGTGCCATCCTTATTCAAGATGTAGTTAACGCTGGACAGAAGGCCGCGACTATCGCGGAGAGTGGGCTTGTTAAAGGTTTGGTCGCTCATCTTTGTAAATGTAGAAGTAATCTGATTCTTGCCAGAATGCCTGATCATCTACTACTTTTGCGCATCTGTCAAGCTTTGGTTGCTTCTTTTCCCAAAAAAGTTTGCATGAATACACCTTTCCTTGTGAAAAGATTATTTTTTCAGAATTAAAATCGCAAGATTCGTCGATCTTTGATGCGTTTTGAATTCTGGACTTAGTGAACACCTCGTCCTTCTCTAATTTAAAATCAAAGAATTTCTCGGAGAGAGTTGACCAAGCATCATTAAACGGCGCAGATAAATTCAGTTTGATACCTAAGCCTTTAACTTTTATTAGATACTCTTCTGAGATTTCATTACTGGCGATAACATTAAGACCGCAAATCTTTGGCTTGATCGAATTTAAAATATTAATATCTATCTCTTTTGCAGTAACTATATTTACCGTACAAATGCTAGCTAGGCGTAAAAGATTATTTTCGCTGAAGTGATAATCCATTCTGACATTGCATACCTTATCCTTAATAAAAATTGGATAACTGTTTGAGTCTGGAACAACTTCAATAGTGGGATTATGATATTGCGCCCCAATAAAAATAGTTTTAACTAGGTCCAAATCGTTAGCAACCCCAAGATGGCCCAAAGCTGCCTTCGCGATAATCTCAGGCTTAATAGTATTAATATTTTTTTTCTTTTCGTTTAAAGAAAACGACGGCTTGCCCTGTTCTGCCCAATTGACTTCGATTAGTGAGTGGTTATGGCCTTTACCCCAGATTGGGAAACAGTTCTGTGCGTAGCAGTAAGAATACAGGGCTACGATTTTTTTGTCGTAGTACCCCGCCAAGTGGGCGGATAAACTATCAATTCCTATGTATAAGGAGCTGTTTTTAATGAGATATGCTAGCTGTCTGATACTGGTCTTGCCCCTCAGATCAAGATCAATTCCTGCGACGGACTGGTCACTTTCAAGCCCTACGTGAACTATTTTATAATCCTTGGTGTATTCTCTAATATATTGGAAAACCTTTAGCCAGTAATCGTATTGTCTTGAGTTTCCTTTGCCGCTGGTTTGAAAAACTATATATTTGTCTAGTGATATTGGATAATACTGCTCTAAAATAAATGGCTTATCTATTTTAACTCCACAAGAAAGGGCGTAACGCTCAAGAATGTGCATTTTCGGAATAAAGATTTAATTCGATAAGATCGGCTCCATTATGCTGGTAATCAAAAAGCTTTTGGGTGCCGAAATGAGGCAGGAAAGCAAAGTTAAAGTAGCCTTCATAAGCCCCGTGGCCTTCCATTGTAAGAAGATTTTCCATAAAGGGGCTGAATACGATTGTCTTATGAATCAAAGGATTGCCCTCCAAGATATTTAAATATTCGGGTTTAGTCGCGAAGTAAATATTAAAATCTGGATAAAGCTTCTTGATTGACGGCAGTAGAGATGTTGACAGGAAGACATCGCCCGCGCTTTCTGGCATCACGAACAAGATTCTCTTGCTCTTGTCCTCTTTATCCAAGATATCAGAAAACTCCACCTTGACGTTTTCCTGATTCTCTTTGGCTGCGACGTTTTTAAAGTAATTTAAAATTTGCTGACGAGGAATTCCGTTGTTTAATTGACTCATCCAGCTTTTTACGCCGTCGTCGTTTGAGTCTACCTTGACTTTCAGGATATTGGCATACAGGTCAATGACCCATTCTAGATTTTGAAGGTCGTCTTTGCCGTTGTAGTTTGGGTCGCGAGGAACAAAAGAAGTATTAAAGTCCCATTGAATAATGGGAGCTTCATCGATAATCTTTTCAAGCTGCTTGCCAATAATCTCAGCAGAAAGATTATCAATAACAAACTGCCTGCCGGTCTTACCCATCTCAGCGCGCTTAGCGGGACTCATCTTGTAGACTCTCTCTAACTTATCGGCAATTGATTCTGGAAGTGTAGTAGCCTTGATAAAATTACTACCCGGTTCGTAGTACGGTTTCCAGTTCAATGGAATGCCTCCACTCTCTTCTGTAGAGAAGTCTTCGCCGCAAGAATAGTTTGTAACTAGGGTGACAAGCTCTGTAAGTTTAGCTTCTGTGATTGGGATCTCCTGCCCGCCACTGGTGAATGGATGGCAGTAAACATCCATCAAGTTATATACTTCATTCAGTTGTGCTTCTGACACCCCGTCTGAAATATTTGTGGTTTCTACAGTTTCCTTGGCTCCGCAGTATCTGCACTGAATCTTTTGACCAACGAATGGTTTCACTTCAAACTGCTTGCAACTTTTACAGAAGTAAGTTGTAAGAACATCCGAGTTCTCGATCCCAGCATCTTTGATAAGCCGTGGAATGTCCCAGCCCTCTGACCAATGAGTATGCAGTAGTAGTTTTGCATTTAGTTTTGGATTCTTGTCCTTGAAGATTTTGAATCCTTGCAGCAGATTTGGAACACTCTTACGAAGCTGGTTTCTGAAAACGAAACCAATAATAAATTCATCCGAAAGGTTAAACTCTTTTCGCAGAGCAGCGCGATTATCATCGCTGAGTCTGTAAAAAGCGGAGGTTTCGCCCGCGCCTCTCAGAGTTTTGATTGCGCCATCCTCATAACCAAGACGCTTAACTTCTTTAGAAACAAAGGAGGCCCAAGCATAATAATGCTTTACCTTTGGGATAATTTTCAGTGCGTCTGGATAAATTGGAAGAGAATCAAGAGTGGTCCAAACCATACAGTTCTCATTCCACCATTTCTTTTCAACTAGAGGAGCTAAAGCCCATATGTCCTCAATGCCAATATAAAAATCTGGCTTAACCTGTTTCATCAAATCATCGATCTCGTATAAACCATAGGCGGCGATTCTAATTTTATTTTGATCGCCACCAAATGATTGCAGCTTGCTGTTTTCTGGTAAAGTCCCGTAAGCTCTCCACGGCAGCGTCTTCAATTCTTCAGAGTCTTTGGTCTTTGAATTTGCAAACTCGACAAGGTTATACTTGCCCGTCTTGTGCAAATAGCGAAGAACATTTCTCATATTCTTGCCAAAGCCCGTGAAGACTCTGCTGTGGTTACTGTGGAGAACTACGGTCTTTTTCATTCTGAGCACTCAAAGAAAACTCGCAGATAATTTTCCATAAACTGAGCGATAAGCTCGGCCTCGCCAAGTTCAAAGCCAATCAAGAAAGATTGTTCGCCCTTCTTGATGCTAAATGAGAAAGCATCTTCTCCGCTCTTCTTCTGGTACGGCCCAAACATAATTGATGTTGTTGAGCCTTGATAAGCGTGAACGGTAGAGAACTTAGATGAGCATCGTACCGCGCGAATAACTGATGCCGCCTCTGTCTCGTTCAGTTTGAGCGCCGCAGTCTTTTCTGGGTTCTTGGCATTCTCGGAAAATGAACCCTTGCGTGTCTGCTCGTTCCACCCTGCTTGCTTGACGAAGCTTACGTAAAGATCTGGAGCCTCGCCCTTTGTCTGATCCTTGTCCTTGAAAGATACGTTAAAAGATACCGCCGTACCTGTATTCGACTTGTTTGGTTTATAAAAATTAAGGCGCATAAATCATCAGTTTAACGATGATAAATGCGCCGGTTCTGATTTAAAGAACTTTTATTCGATAATTACGCGAGAAACATCGCCTTCATCCCACTTGGTTTCATCCATCGAGCCTTGGGCTTTTTTCTTCTTGCGGCGATACTGAGAATAACAAATTGCCGCCCGCTGCTTTTGATTGGGATACTCTTTGTTCATTGACTCGGAACCCATACAGGAAGAGATAAAATCATCCTCCTCTTGATTTTTCTTAGGAGTTGGGATTGGCATATAGTTATATTTACACTAAAAAAGAAAGGCTGAACTTGCGTTCAGCCTTGTTTGGTTAAAGGTTTAAAGTTAGCGAGCAGTGATTCTTCGGCCTTGGAAGGTCACTGCCGTGACCTTGTTCTTGGCAAAGCGGCGATTGCGACCAGAGTTGCGGTCCTGTACGGTGATAAGAGAGGGGCCAAACTCTACCAGACGAGCGTTGATAGTCTCAGTAGCGGTTTCAAGACCGAAAAAGCGGCCTGCGGTATTCTGAATCGTAGTGATTGCACGATTATTCTTAGTATTCATAGTTTATGATTTCCAGAGATAATAGAATTGCCGGATCTGCTTGTCAAGTTTATTTTCAATAAAAAGCTTATGCGCGACTCTGGAGTAACAGGTCTCGGATTTGTTGATCCAATATCTCAGTTTCAAATGATTCCTAACGCCAAAGGTCATATACTCTGCAACGATCTTTGAGTTAAAATACGCAAACATAAATAGATCAGCAGCCTCTTTGTATGAGTGCAGCTTTGTTTTATCAAGATCATAGCAATCAATAAAGGATAAAAAGCTTTGATCAGAGGCGTTCATTGTTTCTTGGCACTGCCAGAGATCAATGTAAACATTTGCATTGCCAGCGTATTCAAAATTTAAGAATTTAAATTCTTTATTGCATAGGATAATATTTTCTGGGCAAATATCGAAATGCGTCAGTCCACAATCATTAGGGTCTGATTTGTAAAGACCTTTGAATACAGACCTCATTGTGCCCACAAGCTGCGCTACAGGAAAGGTACCGTAAATCATCGACGCCTCAAATGGACACATCGCGTTGAAAATTTTAAGAGTATCATCTTCATTCTTTAGCTTAGTTTCATGCATTTTCTTCACGCTTCTCGCAAACGAGTTTATGAAATTAAGTTTCGGATTAAGTGGAGAACTGGAGTATTCAGATAGAAATACTCCCTTTGGCAATTCAAAACAAATAAATTTATGAATAGCGTCTTCCTGTGAAGCGCAAACTATCTTGGGATGAAAAGAAAAATTATGTATAGTTAACTCTTTCCAAAAGTTTGGCATGTCTGGCGAAAGATTGATCTTGAACATCAATGGCTTTTTGCCGCAAATCGCAAAATAAGAATCGTACAGAACTTCGCTAGATTTTTTTTCTATTCCAATTACTTCTCCACTAAGCTTCTGCTCTATGGACAGTTTAATACCATCTAACATTTCCTCTTCAATTGGGAGAATGTCGTTGTTCTGTATTACGTGCTGAGCGAAGTTTCTTTGATTTTCCATCAACCTTGATCGCCCCGTTTTCAATCGAGACTTCAATATGATTATAAGAGCCAGACGCCAAAACGTCAACGATCTTTGTTTTTAATTCGTTCTCAACAAAAAAGATAACTTTTCTAGCGCCGTCATTAGAGTTCTTTGTTTCCGCAACAACTAAGGAATATAGATCTTCTGTTACTATAAAACTAACATTCTTTTCTTTTAGGCTGTCTTTTATTTTAGACACTTCTTTCTCAGCAATCTTACGTAAAGCGTCGTCAGGCAAGGAGTTAAATACCACAACATCATTTAATCTGGCTAAAAATTCTGGGCGAAAAAACTTCTGAAGACTTTGCTTAATAGCGTCTTTAGTAAGAACTTCGGCAGGCGACTGAAAGAACCCCATTTTCTTGCTGTCTCCAAATTGAAAGCCTATATTGCCTGTTAAGATAATGATTGAGTTTTTAAAATCAAGTTTACGCCCAACTGATGTTGTAAGTTGGCCGTTATCCATTATCTGAAGCAAAATATTAATAACATCTGGATGCGCTTTTTCGATCTCGTCAAAAAGGAATACGCTGGACGGGAACTTCTGAAGCTGTTCAGAAAGAACATTAGATTCGCCAAATCCAATGTAGCCGGGCGCTGATCCAAGAAGCTTCGTCACAGAGCTTTGCTCCATATACTCTGACATATCTAATCTGACTAAACTAGCTTCGCTACCGAAAGCTTCCATAGCTAAAGTCTTAGCGAGATAAGTCTTACCTGAACCCGTTGGTCCAAGAAACATAAAGCTACCAAGGGGGCGGTTGGGCGAAGATAAGCCAAAAGATGAACGAACGACACAATTCGATATCTTCTTCAGCGCCTCATCTTGACCAAATACGTGCTTCTGCAAGTTCGCGAAGATGTTCTTGAACTTTGAATCAGATACGTTGGAATCAATAAAGACTCCGATCTTATCGGAAAGCGCAGCGTAAAGATCTTGTTTTGTAACACTCTTGCTTGACTGCTTCATAGAAGAGAACCACTGATTATACTTATCTTCGTATTCTTTTAATACGAAAGTGATATCGTCGTCTTCTGATGTTTCGGCAATTTTCTTTTCCAAATCCTTAAAGAATACAGGTCTGGCGTAAACCTTGATCTTTGACTTTGAACCAACGTGATCCATCAAATCGATGGCCTTGTCTGGAAATCTTCTATTTGTAATGTACTTGGCGCAAAGATCAACAACACCCTCCAAAATACTGTCTGGATAAGATACGGCGTGGAAAGCTTCATAGTGCTGCTTGATGTTTTTAAGTATTTTTAAAGTATCTTCTTTTGAAGGCTCCTTAATAAACAGCGGCTCAAAGCGGCGATTCATCGCGGAATCATTCTGGAAATACTTCTCGTATTCTTTCTGAGTTGTTGCTCCGATACAGCTAATCTCGTCACCAGCAAGGTACGGCTTTAAAATATTGGAGGCATCAAGAGAGCCTTCATCATTGCCAGTTCCAGTAATGGTATGAATCTCGTCAATAAACAAAATAATATTCTTCTGCGTCTTTACTTCATTAAGAATCTTATGAAGACGCTCTTCAAATTGACCGCGAAGATTAGTTCCGGCAACAAGTGCCGTCATATCTAGCTGTAAAACTATTTTGCCCAAAAGAAACTCTGTGCAGTCGCCTGACACAATATTTTTTGCTAACAAACCTACAACTGCGCTTTTGCCTACGCCTGCTTCTCCAACAATAATTGGATTCTTCTTCTGCTTACGACAAAGAATCTCGGACATCTGCGCGACTTCTTTTTCTCTGAAGCAAATAAGATCAAAGTCACCCCTCATCGCCTTCTCGTTATAGTTTATGCAATAGTTTTTAATCGCCGCCGACTTTAAACTTGAGTCTGAAGCTGGCGCGTTTGTCGGAGCTTTCTTCTTTGGGTTAGAGATATTCTTACACCCAGAGTCAATTTTTTGGACAACAAATCCAATGTCGATGCCATTTTTCTTAAAAAACTTTTTAATAAATGGCGAATGAGTAAGTGCAGAGCGGAAAATATGCTCTACTCCAGTATAGTTTTGATTATATTGCTTGGAGTATGTTAAAGATTCGTTAATAATTTTGCTAGCAACAGCGGTAAACTCAACATTTTCCTTTGCGGCACCTTTGACGATAGACGGCAAGGCTTTCCAAACAAGCTCTGCAAGCTCTTGAGGAGAGATCTTAATCTCGGCAAAAGCCGAATTAACGATCATCGAGTCTGATTTCAGCACAGCATAAAAGAGGAAGTCATCGCTGATTTCAGCGATTTTCTTTTCTATGC